CAACAAGAGCGTGTGGTCCCCTAAGGATCTACTCGCTCCATTGCTGAAGTTTGGCGATGGTGTACCGGTTGAACTGGTGCGCAGGATTTGTTCGCTCGAGAATGGCAAGAGTTGCAGCATGTGTTCGAAGGGCGAGTACTCAAAGGGAGATGGTCCCGAAGAGTGCGCGGTTAACGCAATAGCCGCTGACTTCTCATCCTCATCAGGTAGAGGTCATCGTTCGGAGAGGTTTGATGAAGGAGCGTACGGTTGGGCTGTTAATTCAGTCAGACGAATGCTTCTTAATGGCGAGAAGGTTACGCCACTGTCTGTGGAGCATATTATTGATAATGTTCTGCATGACACGTCAACGAGTGGAGCTCCTTGGTTCAAACAGAACAAGGAAGTCGACCGCGATGAACTCATTAAAGAGTGTTATCGCACTGCGATTGAAGGGAAAGCTCTACCTCCCTTTGTTGCATCTAGTCGTACTCAGCATGGTGAGAAGGCTCCTAAAGGCCGACTCATCTGGGCCGCTGGTCTGGTAACAACTGTGCTGGCTTCACGGTATTCGAAAGCAGTCTACGAGAAATGGCAGAAGAAGTTTTTCTTGTCGTTTGGCGATGGCGACCAGACTACTGGTGCTAAGCTGGTGTCTATGCACTCTCGGAAACGTTGGGTCTACGGTCTCGACTTTTCTGCTTTTGATGCCTCTCTGTCTGCTCACATGATTGACAGTGCCTTTGGAATTATCAAAGAGGCGCTTGACCTTAGCGAGGTTGAAGCTGCACTGTTTGATCGCGTTGTGAGCGACTTCATTCACTCACGCCTCATCCTACCAGATGGTAGCATGTGGCGCGTTCACCGGGGGGTTCCTTCTGGTAGCGCGTTCACAAGCCTGGTGGACAGCATCTGTAACCTTATCATCCTCCAGTATATCTGGATTCGAAAAGCGGGTTACCCGCTTTCCTGGAACGAGGTCTGCGTTCTAGGGGATGATAGTGTAACAGCTACTGACTGGTATTCGTCAATGGACGAGATCCAGGAGGTTGCTCAGGAGTTGGGTATCATCCTGAGTACTCAGAAGTCCGCGCGTGTCGGGCTCGGAGGTGCAGTGCCTTATCTTGGCCACTGGTGGAAGTGTGGTCAGTCTCACCGTGATGAGCGAGAAATCGCTATCCGGCAGGCGTTCCCTGAAAGATGGAATCAGTTTCTCAGGGATCCACGTTATAGTCTGCTACGTCGAATTTCGTATATGGCAGATTGCGTGGAAGGCTATCAGTTCTTCTACAAGACGAAGTGGAAGACGTCACCGAATGTGGAGCAGGAAGTCCTCAATGAGGTCTTCAGCATCGATCTACCAAGTCTGATGCCATTGCTCTCGGCCAAGGAAACACGTGGTGCTCTTACCGGTCGACAAGAATACCTCATGAGAGTTGAGGGTAAGACCATCTTCCAGGTGCAGAATCGTGGGTTCTCCGTGGCTCTTGTACATGCTGGGAGATCAACCCAAT